GACCCCCGGCGGTGAGTGCCCGATCTGGCTGCAATTTCTGGATGAGGTTACGGGTGGCGACAAGGAACTGCAGGCCTACCTGCAGCGCATGGTCGGCTACGCGCTGACTGGATCGACCCGCGAGCACGCCTTGTTCTTCCTCTACGGCACCGGTGCCAACGGCAAGTCAGTGTTCGTGAACACCTTGGCCACGATCCTGGGTGATTACGCGACCAATGCGCCGATGGATACCTTCATGGAGACCCGTACAGACCGGCACCCCACCGATATGGCCGGGTTGCGTGGCGCGCGCTTTGTGGCAGCCATCGAAACCGAACAAGGCCGTCGCTGGGCAGAGTCCAAGGTCAAGAACTTGACCGGCGGCGACAAGATTGCCGCGCGCTTCATGCGTCAGGACTTCTTCGAGTTTTTCCCGCAGTTCAAGCTCTTTGTGGCAGGCAATCACAAGCCGGCGATCCGCAATATCGACGAGGCCATGAAGCGCCGTCTGCACCTGATCCCTTTCACGATCACGGTACCGCCTGAGAAGCGCGACAAGCACCTGCAACAAAAACTTCTGGCTGAGCGCGACGGCATCCTCGCATGGGCGGTTCAGGGATGCTTGGAGTGGCAGCGCATTGGCAGGCTGGATCCACCTAAGCAGGTTCTCGATGCCACCGAGGAGTACTTCGAGGCTGAGGATGCCCTCGGACGTTGGTTGGAGGAGCGCTGCGTGAGCGAACCCAATGCGAAGTCGCTCACTGCCGAGCTCTTTACCGACTGGAAGCAGTGGGCCGATTCGGCAGGCGAATTCATCGGCTCGCAGAAGCGATTTTCAGATCTCTTGCTCAGCCGTGGGGTCGAGAAATGGCGCAACACAACTGGGTTGAGAGGGTTTCGCGGATTGGGTCTCAAGCACCCGACGGTACCCAGCTACACCCCGTACTTGGACAACTGAAAACCTATGTCAACACATCGGACTGACGGATCTGACGCAGTTCCTCGTAACCCTCCATACGCGCATACGCGCGCGCCTCATGGGAGGTTTCGACAGAACCTGTCCGATCCGTCAGTCCCGTCAAAGAAAGGGACTGTGACCATGACTTCAACGATTCTTGCCCTCGACCTGGGCACCACCACGGGCTGGGCGCTGCGTACGTCCTATGGCGCCATCACGAGCGGCACCCAGAGCTTTCGGCCGCAGCGCTTCGAAGGCGGCGGCATGCGATTTCTGCGCTTCAAGCGTTGGCTTACCGAACTGAAGGCGCACGCAGATGGAATTGACTCGCTTCATTTCGAGGAGGTGCGTCGACATGTCTCGACCGATGCGGCGCATGCCTACGGCGGGTTCCTCGCCACGCTCACCAGCTGGTGCGAGCATCACCAGATTCCGTATCAGGGCGTACCGGTCGGCACGATCAAAAAGCACGCCACCGGAAAGGGAAACGCAAGCAAGGACGAAATGATTACAGCCATGCGTAGGCTTGGTCATGTGCCGACTGACGACAATGAAGCTGATGCGCTGGCAATCCTGCATTGGGCGTCCCAGTCAATCGATGAGCGGGAGGCATGATATGAAAACGCCAATACCCCCTTACCGCTGCCCGCTTGGTCGCATGCAGCCGGAAAGCGTTGACGTCGAGGTCGTCAAACAGCGCGGTTGGCGGGAGGAACACATCTTGGTCGTTAGTGAGTCGGATACGCGTCTGGACTTTATCGAGCGTGAATTCGTTCGCCGTATCGGGGAGCGACTTTACGGATCTAGGGGGCGTTCACGTGGCACGACATGACATCTCTTGGACGATCGAAGACGTCGCGTCGCGATTTCACGAAGCAGTAGTCACTGCGCGTCGCCTGCCACCCGTCCGCGTTCAGGGCTACTTCAACACCTGGCCGCAGATCGTGCGGCAGCCCTGGGAAATGCTTGGGCTGGAAGACCAAGGCTACCGCCCATTCCCGCCGAGTCCGCAAGCCGTTGAGCGAATGCTCGAAGTCATGCGCTGGGTGCAGTGGTTGGAGGTCGAGCAGCGTCACCTGGTGTGGATGCGCGCCGACAACTATTGCTGGCGCGAGATCACACGCCGCTTCGCTTGCGACCGCACCACGGCGTGGCGGCGCTGGCAGCGGGCGCTCGAACTGGTTGCGGGCCAGCTCAATGGCTCTGCAGGGTGCGCAATGCCATCCAAAAACCTGAGCAATTTAGGGTAATGCGTTGGCTGGTTGTCTTTGTCTTGCCTTGAATGTCCAGATCAGCCCGAAAACAGCCTGCAACAAAACGGCTTCGATGGCGTAATATTTCAGCTATCTTCTGGACAGCGTCTTGAGCAGTGCACCCGCACCGTATGACGCCTACCCCGTAACCCGCGACCGACTCTGCCGGCGCGGGTTTTTTCATTTCTGGCGCCCACATGAATCCTCTGAAACTCGAATACCGCGCAGTCGATGTGCTGATCCCCTACGCCCGCAATGCCAAGCAGCATTCAGATGGGCAGGTGGCGCAGATCGCCGCCAGCATCCGAGAGTTCGGATGGGGCGCACCGATCCTGATCGATGGCCAGAACAACGTGATCGCAGGCCACGGACGGCTGCTGGCAGCCCGCAAGCTCGGCATGACCGAGGTGCCTGTGGTGCCCATGGACCATCTGACCGACACGCAGCGGCGAGCGTTGATCCTGGCCGACAACAAAATCGGCGAGAACGCCTCCTGGGAGGATGAGCTGCTTGGCATCGAGCTGGCGGAGCTCAAGGATTCGGGCTTCGATCTGGGCCTGACCGGTTTCTCGCAAGAGGAGTGGGAAGCACTGATCGCTGGTGAGGAAGCCACGAAGGATGGCATCACCGATGAAGATGCCGTGCCCGAGGTCAGCGAGACACCAATCTCGAAGTCTGGCGACATCTGGATCCTGGGCGAGCACAAGCTACTGTGTGGTGACGCCACCAAGGCTGATCATTACAAAGCCTTGCTGGGCGAAGAGCTGGTAGACATGACCTTTACCGACCCCCCCTACAACGTCAACTACGCCAACACGGCCAAGGACAAGATGCGCGGCAAGAATCGCCCGATCATGAACGACAACCTCGGCGAAGGCTTCGGCAGCTTCTTGTTCGACGCATGCGACAACATCTTGACCAGAACCAAAGGTGCGGTATACGTCGCCATGAGTTCATCGGAGCTGGATACCCTGCAAGCGGCGTTCAGGGCCGCGGGTGGAAAGTGGTCCACCTTCATCATCTGGGCCAAGAACACCTTCACGCTCGGCCGCGCCGACTATCAGCGGCAGTACGAGCCGATCTTGTATGGTTGGCGCGACGGCACCGATCACTACTGGTGCGGTGCGCGCGATCAGGGTGACGTCTGGAACGTCAAGAAGCCGCAGAAGAACGACCTGCATCCGACCATGAAGCCGGTGGAACTTGTGGAGCGTGCGGTACGCAACAGCAGCAAGACCCGCGACCTGGTGCTCGATCCGTTTGGCGGTTCAGGTTCGACGCTGATTGCTTGCGAGAAGACTGGACGTCGTGCGCGGCTCATTGAACTCGATCCCAAGTACGTGGACGTGATCGTCAAGCGCTGGGAAGAGTTCACGGGTCGCAAGGCCGTCCGGGTGGATGAGCCCATCCCCGAAGGTGCGGCCGATGACGATCAGCTCAGCCTGGCTACGTAACGACAGTAGTCGCCAATTGAGTGGTCACGGGCGTGCGTTCAATGCTGTTCGACATGCTGGGCATGGTGATCCTTTCTTGTTTTTGAATTGCTGTACTTTGGGCGTTTGGGGTTGGCCCGCCAGGCTTCCACCCCTGCCAGTGCCAGCATGAGTACGGCGTTGTGAAACGCTGCTTCGGACAAGCAGGGCGCCAACTGGGTGTCTTTGAGCAGGCTGTCGACAGCAGGTGGCACCTTGGCGCGCATCGCGGCGCACACCGCCTCCTGGCGCGCCGGGCTGGCGGTTTTGATTTCGGGGCAAAGGCTGATCAGGGTGCGAAACCCTTGATCGGCCAGATGCTGCCCCAGCGCGTCGATGCGTTGGAAGTTGGGTCGCGCGTTCATGCAGCCTCCGCATCGGTAGAAACGGGATCAATGCGATAGACCCGCTGACCACCAGCTTCCTTGCTGGAGTGGATGGTCAGCCCCAGCCGCTTCTTGAGCGTGCCCGCGAGGGTGCCGCGTACCGTGTGCTGTTGCCAGCCGGTGGCTTCCATGATCTGCGCGATGGTGGTGCCCTCGGGGCGCTGCAGCAGACCGATTACCAGGGCTTGCTTGCTTTCTGCCCGTGCGCGAACCGGTTTGTGCTGGCCGGGTGTCTGCCAACTGGCCTCGGCCTTGGTGACATCGGCCTCCAACTTTGGGTCGTTCAGTCTGACGGTCGGTGGCAAGGCGCCCGGTCGGGGTAGGCCCAGGGCGTCGTAGCCCTCGGCAGCGACCACCCAGTCATCGCCATCGTGCGTGATCAGGGCGCGTTTGAAGAGACCTTCGAGCACCTTGGCGCGGGCGCCGCCCCTTATGTGTTCGGGGAACCAGACAATCTTGCCGGCGCTGTCCAGAACGGCACGCGCCAGGATGGTCTGCTGGTTGGAGTTGAGTGTGGTAGTCATTGCAATGTCACGCTTGTAGGACGGCCAAGCTGCTGCTGGTTGGAAGGTTTTTATTGGCCTTACGTCTGCGTTGCATTGGCCGCTTGTGTGCACCGTCAGCCGATCGCATGCCTGCGTCAAACGCGGCTTGCAAGGCGCTCTTCACGCCCCAGACGCTGACGTCGTGGAAGTCCAGGCTGTCACGGTGGCGGGTTTGCAGGGTTTCGATGAACAGGTGGTCTAGGGCGATCGATTCGAGCAACAGGGCGATCTCGTCGGGAGATAGTGCGGCGCGGGAAATTGTCTGGGTCATTGGGGGCTCCTTGGTGGTGGGTTACTTGTCAAGCGACAACCGCATTCACGCTCTGTTCGCGACGAAAGCCAAGCAAATTTGCGCAGATTTTTCTCAATTCTTTTCGATCATTTAGAACCCAATGCCCGATCGCGCACCCACCCCCTGTCGATATCCCGGATGTGCGCTTGTTATGGCCAAGCCGGGGTATTGCGAGGCGCATTACCCGCTGATTCATCGTGATTACGGGCGCGCGCGGCGCGGGTTCGATGCCGAGGTGGGCTTCTACCAGTCAAGGGACTGGCGAACGCTGAGATCGGCGGTGCTGCGCGAGCATCCGCTTTGTGTGGTCTGTAAGGCTAAGGATCGCCTGATAGCGGCTGGAGTGGTGGATCACGTGGTGCCGCTCAAGGACGGTGGTGCCCGCTTTGATAGGGCCAACCTGCAGCCTCTTTGCGTCTCTTGCCACAACAGCAAGACGGCCAGAGAGACCGCTGGCAGGCGCTAGACCCCCTTGCCCACGGGTAGGGGGGTCAAATCTCTACGGTTGGGCGGCGAAGATGCGCTCGCCTGCCCAAATTTTTGTGACCGCGAAATTCGTGACCCCCTATCCCCCAACTGGCGATATTTGATGCTGAATGATTAGAAAAAAGCCACAAGTCAAATCTGCCACTGTTCAGGCGGGAGCAAATAATCAGCGACACCGCAGCGACGTAGATCTCGATCTTTTGCGCACCAGCATCACCGAGGAGGACCTTCATAGCCTTCGCATAAATGATGCGGACCTGGTGGGCATGGCCCCATCGGTTGAAGAGATCCTGGCGATGACGGATAAAGAATGGGCAGGGTTACGACTTTCCCCAAAAGCCCTCTTGTTATTGCGAGAGGATTTAACGCGCCGATTGGGAGTCAGTGCGCAGGGTTTGACGTGGCTAAGCCGCGCGATTGAAAGAGGACAGCATGGCCACACGAGGGCGCAAACCGGCACCCATTGAGCTCAAGTTGCTCAGGGGAAATCCGGGCAAGCGTGCCATTAACGCAAAAGCGAGCGTTTTGCAGCAACCCGAGGCGCTGGCAGCCGATGCGACGCCTGACATGTTGCTCGAGGAGGCCAAAGCCTACTGGGACCATGCGATCGCGCACGCACCACGAGGACTGCTGCGCAAGCTCGATGTCTACCTCTTGGCCGCTTGGTGCAACGCCGCTTACCGCTACGAATACAACATGCGGTTGGCAGCCAAATCAGATGTGATTCCCGTGCGTGGCGCCAAGCTCGCAGGGCTGGACCCCAAGGACCGTCCGGTGATGCACAACCCGTTCTCAACGGCGGCGCGGGCTTACCTCAAGGACATGACCATGCTGGCTGCGGAGTTGGGTTTTACGCCAAGCTCCAGAGCCCGCTTGGGTGCAACGGAGAGCGCCCAGTCCAGTGTCGAAGACCCTTGGGCCCAGATTGCTGGCTGAGGATCAGGTCGAAGAGTGATTGATCCGCAGCATCAGTGTCATGGGATGTGCGGGCGATGCCTTGAAACCGTAGTGCTCGTAAAACTGGCGGGCACGATCGTTGAGTGCATGCACAAGCATGGCTCGCACACCTGTGTTTTGCGATACCAGTACACAGCGCTGCAGCGCATCCTGAAGCAAGGCTGCCCCCAACTTCATTCCTTGCGCTCGGGCATCGACAGCCAAACGGGCAAGGACCATCACCGGAACTGGGTCAGGCATGTTCTGACGAATGGACCGGGTCGCATCTTGGTGCGCGACGGCACCTGCAGCCAAAGCGTAGTAGCCCATGACCTCACGATCCGGAGTCGTGACGACGAATGTGCGGCTGGCACCACTGGTCTGGTTGCCCAGAGCGCGGCGTTTGAGCCACTCGTCGAGCGTCGATTCGCCGCAGGCGAATGAAGTGACCTGATGATCGGGCGACAAAGACTCCGGGGCACGCAAGTTCATGCGCCAACTTTCCAGGGGGCCTTGACCGCCAGCAAGCGCTCAAGTCCTGGGTTAGGTTGTACCGGCGCATCCAGCATGGCCGTGAACTCCCGGAATTTGGCGTCATCGAGGCTGAAGAACACCTGGTCAAGGAGCACCGACTGAGCCTTGTCGCAGGCGGCTTCCAGCATGAAGTCAGAGCGGTTTTTCCCAAGCAGGTGCGCGGCCTGGTCGATCAGGTCGCGTTGCTGAGGCAGGGCTCGCAAATTGATGGCGGCGTCGCGCATGGCATCTCCAAATGAATACACAACAGATACACGAATCCTAACCGGATGTGTAGCTGATGTCAACACACGATCGGAATTGACCGCTGCATGAATGCCCAGTCACAACCAGCCAAGATCGCAAGGCAATACGCCGAGCAGGTGGTGGCCGGAGAAATCTTGGCCTGCCGGTGGGTGCAGCGGGCCTGTCAGCGACAACTGGATGACCTCGCCAAGTTCAAAGGCAAGGCGAGCCCCTACCTTTTCAACCCCAAGCTAACGGACAAGGACGGCAGGAGCTTCCAGCCGGCCGACAACCTCTGCGCGTTCATCGAGCGACTGCCCCACGTAAAGGGGCCGCTGGCTGGCGAGCCGATTCAACTAGAGCCTTGGCAGGCCTTCATCCTGACGACGGTCTTCGGATGGGTCAAACCGAATGGCACACGCCGGTTCCGGCGCTCATACATCGAGGTGCCGCGGGGTAACGCCAAGTCGACCTTGTCGTCGGCGGTGGCTCTGTACATGTTGGCTGCCGACCGTGAGGGAGGTGCCGAGGTGTATTCCCTGGCGACGACCCGCGATCAGGCGAGGATCGTCTTTGGCGACGCGCAGACCATGGCCAGGCGCAGCCCCGGCTTTAGGCGGCGGTTCTCGGTGGAGGTTGGCGCCCACAACATGCATGTGCTGGCCTCAGGATCCAAGTTCGAGGCGCTCTCGGCAGAGGGCTCGACCCTGGACGGGTTGAACATTCACTTCGGATGCGTAGACGAGTTGCATGCGCACAAGACGCGCACCGTGTACGACGTGGTCGAGACCGGGACTGGCAAGCGTGACAACTCGCTGCTGTGGGTAATCACCACTGCGGGCAGCAACCGCGCTGGCATCTGCTACGAGGTCCGAACCTTCGTGACCAAATTGCTGGACGGCGTGTTTGAGGATGACTCCCAGTTCGGGATCATCTATGGCTTGGACGACGGCGATGACTGGTCCGCCGAGAGTGCGCTGATCAAGGCCAATCCCAACTGGGGCATTTCGGTAAAGCCGGAAGTGCTGCTGCCATTACAGGCTAAGGCAATGCAGCTGCCCAGTGCGGTCAATAACTTCAAGACCAAGCACTTGAACGAGTGGGTCAATGCAGACACCGCCTGGATGGACATGCGGGCTTGGGATGCTTGTGCCGACTCAACACTCGACATCGAGGTCTTCATTGGACAGCCCTGCTGGATCGGACTGGATCTGGCCAGCAAGACAGACATCGCCGCATTGGTACTGGTCTTTCCCCACCCGGAGATCGCAGACGCTTATGCCGTTTTTGGCAAGTACTACCTGCCTGAGGACACGGTCAGCGCCGCAGGGAACAGTCAGTACGAAGGCTGGATGCGCACCGGTCGCCTGACCGTGACGCCAGGCAATGTGATCGATTTCGGCTGGATCGAGGCAGACCTCCTGGAGATGGCCTCACGATTTGAGGTGCAGGCGGTGGCCTTCGATCCCTTTCAGGCGACCCAACTGTCCACCAGGATGCTGGCAGAAGGCCTGCCGATGATCGAAGTGCGTCCGACGGTGCTGAATTTCAGCGAGCCCATGAAGACGCTCGAAGCCCTGGTGCTGCAGAAGAAGCTCTCCCATGACAGCGACCCGGTGCTCACCTGGATGGCCAGCAACGTGGTGGCGCACCTGGACGTCAAAGACAACATTTACCCACGCAAGGAGCGAGCAGAAAACAAGATCGACGGCATCGTGGCACTGATCATGGCGCTCTCTCGGGCTATCAAGCCCGGGGAGAACGTGGTGCTGGGATCCGACTACGAATTGATGCTGCTCTGAGCTGATGGGACTACTGAGCTTCTTCGACCGGTTCCGGGCGTCCAGCGATGACCGCTCAGCTTGGGGAGACTTCTGGTTTGAACCCGTGTCGGCCAGGACATCCAGTGGCGTTCGCGTCACCCCTGATGCATCCCTTCGACTCTCGGCGGTTTATGCCTGCGTGCGCATTCTGTCCGAGACGATGGCGTCTCTTCCCATCGTGCTCTACCGAAAGCGAGCCGATGGTGGAAAAGACCGGGTCACCGATCACTGGCTGCACACATTGCTTTGCCGCCGGCCTAACCGGTACCAAAACCCGTTCGAGTGGCGGGAGATGCTGCAAGGCCATCTGGCCCTGCGCGGCAACGCGTATTGCCAGATCATCACCAATCCCCGCGGTGAGATCGTGGAGTTGGTGCCGATCCACCCTGACCGTGTACGGATGGAACTGCTGCGCTCGGGCGAGTTTCGCTACCGGGTGACAGATCGAT